TATCTGATTGAGTGGATTCTTCGCTTTACTTCTCCTTGCTCGCCCATCCGTCTCCTTTGAAATGGGTCGGTGTTGGCGTCCATACTCGCCACATCCGCACCCCACAATTCTGACAGATTACTTCTTTGGGAGCATCGAAGCCAAGTGCGACATCCGTAATGGCTTCACATTTATCGCACTTGAACTCATATATCGGCATCTATGAACCTTTCGAGTGTGGCGTTGCCATTCCAATAGCGTTCTTTAATACGTTCTTGCCCATCAGCTATTCGGCAGATTCGGCATTTAGCGTTCTTCATCTTGTAATTGCCACATTGGTCGCAGCGGCCTATCTCATCCTCTCGATTTATCACTCGATCTACTGGATCAAATAGGCGCTGCTCAAAGCAGTTCTGACACTCCATTAACCAGACTTCATCGCCTTCGGTTATTTCGCTATCGTATTTAGTTACGAAGCTGTGGACTGTCACCTTCTTACAAGGCCCACACTTAAAAGGGTGTGCGTCTTTCACTTTTGAAATACCCATTTGCCATCTGATCCAATTCTCATCCATTTAGCTGGATGGCCGGATTTTGGTCTTGGGCATACCCAGCCGCGATATTCTTTGCCTTCCTTTGTGCCTTGTTTAAGAATCATTGGGCCACAGCCTTCGGCACATAGCGGCACTTCATCGACTACTTCTGCGCCGAATTCCGCTGCGATAGCCGTAACATCCCAGACAATCGGTTCAGGGTCGTTTGGTCTTGTCTCTTTGATAAATTCGGCAAGTTCAGGCTTGGTCGTCTGAATTGGTTTCTTTGGGCTAGGGCTTGGCTTTGCAAAATATCCAGCGAGATTAAGAGCTCGTCCAAGAGAGCCAGTTTCCGCAAGTTCCAAAGCGTATTGCTTTGACTTTGATTCCGAACTAAGTCCGGTTGTCCAAGCCACAGCATCCGCTTCAGTCCGATAAAGCTCGCATTTAACAATATACACATCACAGTTAGGCGTAAGCGATTCCTCAAGGACGTGAGTTTTAATCCGATAGTCTGGAAACGCATTTATAAACTCCTTTAGTCTGTCTTGCACACTTACATAATCATCAAGGTAATTCGACATTTAACTTCTCCCGTCCGGCGAACTCATCGATCGCCAGTTCTAGTTGTTCTTTCAAAGACCAAAACGTTCCGTCTGGCCAGTTCTGCACCTCATCGGCGCAAGGTTGGCAATAAAACCGCACTTGTGCCTTTCGGATAGGGGTTTCACTTTGCACTTTCCATACAGCTGGCGTTTGGGCTTTTAAGTGCCAAGTGCCATCTTTCATTTGTCCATAACGGCTCTTACAAATATCGCACCACTGATGCTGGTTATAGTTGCGAGTCAGACTCAACGTCATCCCAATCTTCCGGTGTAGAAAATCGGCATCGACCCAAGATAGCGGCGTATCCAATGAGATCGAGATACGAATCCTCGCGCTCTGGACTTTCCACCATTCTGCTGAGTTTTGTTGCGATAAAGATAAGCGATACGTCAGCAGGGTCTCTGAGCTGAATACCGAGGAGTTTCGCGATTTTGTAAATGCGTAAAAGATTGTGCCTCGGGTCGCCATATTCCATCCCCCTGTCTTCGAGGGTGTTACCAGCGTCCGAGAGCCAGTCACTTAACGATCTCTCTGACATAAGCGTTCGACGCCCTTCCTCGTTTGTAACCTTCATTAAAGGCTTTGGCTTTTGCCGATTCAATAATCGAATAAATCCACAATCCGAATATTGGAAGTGCGCACATAATTGCGGCTATTTGTTCAGCTGTGAGGTTATGCGACATCAGCGTTCACCCCAAATCGGTCTAGCCAATAGGCAGATATTTCATCGCGGCTTAACCGCCCTCTAACTGATTTTCTACCTAGCGATTCAATTGCATATCTGCGAATAATTTGGCCTTTAACGTAATTTTTACCATCAGACCAAGCGCCAGAAGTAGAATCAAATCGAATTACTGCTGGATTATTTATCACTTACTCTCCCGTTCTGTAATCCTTAAATGGATTTACGGGATAAATGTATTTAATTAAATGGATTTAGACAAGTAGGAGTTCGGAGTGTCGTATATCTAGGAAGCCACAAAGCTTCTCAACCTTGCCGCTATTGGCGAAGTCGGTCTTATCTGGAAGGGCCTTTAATTGCCACTTAGGCTCGTTTATAGCCCCTAAATCAAACTGATAGACCCCTTGTGGGGTGGAGTTGATATAAAGCGTCCTAGCGCCCGTTCTAGCCCTTATATCGGCCAAGTAATCCCACTTCTTCTTCTCAATCAAAAGTGTGGGGTAATGGGTGCGTCGGCACTTCATCTCGATATAGGCGTCGTGGGTAATGCCATCGGCTCGGTCGGTCGCCGATAAAGGCGTCAAGTCCGGATAAACCGACTTGAGAGCCTCGAATAGCTCAACCTCGCGAAGGTAAATTAGACGTCTTCCTCGCCATCTTCCCACCCGATTTTTCTAATCGGATCTTGTGGGTCGATTACCCAGTCAGGCCAAGCGCTTCGATCCATAGCAAAAGCAAGAGCCAAGCCTTCATCCATACCATTACGGCGGCAAGTCTCGTAAATCTCTTTACAGGCGATTGCCCAGAAATCTAATTTGGTAGGCAGTTCTTTAACTGTGCGGCGAGATTTAGCCGTTTTCTTGACTGGCTTCTTAACGCGCTTTCTTGTTGCCATTAGCCCCCACCTTCTTCGATAGGGCTAATTCTAACTGAGACTCCATTTTATCAAGGCGCGACACTATGGGGATATTTTCCAATTTGATTATGTAACGAAGTCCGGCGATAAGCAGGGCGATTGATCCGAGAACCGAAGCTACGAATCCAGCGATGGTATTGGCATCCATTACCGGACTCGCCCGTAACGCTCGTAGTTAGGGTTAAGCCAGTTAATAATGCTAGGCAAGACTGATACTAGAGCCGCATTTGCAATCGCATCGACATCCCAACCCACCGCGAGATAGGTTGCTAGGGCTGTTGCTAGGAACGTCTTGGCCCAACTTTCCACCATCTTCTTTAAGTCGCTCATTTCTGTCTCCTTCAAGGTCGAACCATTTGCCGTCATTGTCTCCCAAAGTTGTAAAACTAATATGAAAGTGCGAGCGGTGAGGGTTAGCCCCTTTGTATTTGCGGCGTTTCCATCCCAATATCGGACTCATAATCTTTCCGTCGTAAATAATGTATTTAATGCGCTTGTCTCCGCGCTTGGCACATTTGCGAATCTTCTCCACTAACGCATAAGTTTCTTCGGGATGCGCGTTGAGATTCGCGTCAATATCTAAAGCTCGGACGATTCCATTTCGTCGAGGGTCTGGTATATGGTCAGAATTTCCTTTACTAATATGCCGAGCGTCAGCAACCCAGCCATCAGAACGCCGGTCGCGATCAGGATAATCGTCATCTATTTGCTCCCTTAACTGGACGCCAGCTTTGCAAAGTTTTGCCATTAGCCCAACAAAACTTTAGCTTCTGCATCCGTTAAACCAAGTTTTTCCAAAATAGCCAATCTAGCCGCAAGTTTTGCGTCTTCTGCTTCTTTCTCAGCTTTCAAACGCGCTTTTGTTTCATTGTGAGCTTTTATCTCAGCTTCAGAATAATCGCGCCAAGAAACTTCGCTAGTAACAATATCTACAATTTTTTCTTTGTATTCATTTGTCATATCAAGCACTTCCCCACACATAAACGGTTCCGGCGTCGAATGTTCCGCCAGAAGCAATTACCTTGATGGAACTAACTGTCGCTGCATTTTCCCACATTCCAGTATTGTGGTAAAAACGTTGCCCATTACTAGAAGTAGCCGTTCCGCCACCAAACGAGTGATAAAATTTTTCGCCGCTTGTATTTGCTCCGTTAATCCAAATACCAGCCGATACCGTTGAAGTCGATGCGCCCGATGACATTCGACCAACTTCAATTTGCGTTCCATTTGAATAACCACCGCCGCCATTATAATTTGACGCGGAATATGTGCTTCCCCATACATAAGTAGCACCAGCAGCAGTATAGTTTGCACCAGAATCGGCGTTTATTTGAACTTGGATTTCAATATCGGCAGCTGTGCAAGATGCACCAATAATAGCAATATATAAATTATCCATTCCAGAAATTGAACTGACGGTTGTTGAAGAACCACTTAAGGAAGTTCCGCCAGAATTTAATAAAGAATAATTTTTTGTGCCACCCGAAGATGTTTTCCATTCGGGAGCTGTTGCACCAGAATTAACTGTTAAAACCTGTCCAGCAGTTCCTAAAGCTAATCTGCCTAAAGTGTCGGCTGCTGTTCCATAAAGTAAATCACCAGCCGCGTCGATAACTGTATTAGTTGCATCGCCAGCCCATACAAAATCCATATCCGTATTGGAATTTTTGCGAAGATTTTGTCCAGTTGTGCCGCCTTTAAGATCGACTAAAGAAGTGTCGATGGCGTTGCCAAGTGTGCGCATCGCAAGAGCGCCATCTTTGACTAAATCTGTGTCGTCTGGAGTTTCCCAGCCGAAGTTCGTTGTTGTTGCCATTAACTAATCACTCCTATCGCGTCCTGCCATTCTAAGGTATTAAGCACACTATTCCAGCTTTCTGCTGCGTTGACCTGCGCCCATTGTTGAGCGACGGCCGAGAACTCTGTGGGTGAAGCGTTGAGGGTAATGGACAGGCCACCCACCGACGCCCTAAATGTCCATCCCTCGACGTAACCCGTAAATTCGCCACCGAGCATTTGGGGCGGAAGGTTAGTGATGCGAACGGGTTGACCCATAAAGATATTGAGCAGGGCATCTCGATCAGCATCGTCGATTTCGGGGTTTTGAATTGGGAAAGTGATGGATTGGAAAATATAACGTGGATAGGCTCGAAGGCTAATAAGCCGGTCACCCATATCCTCGACGTCGGCGGCGTTCTTTAGGTAGCTTGTAAATTGTTCAGCGTAGAGGCCATATGTGGCTTGTGAGTCAGTATCTTGAGCTATGTATTGAGAATTATTTCCATAGTCGATAATGACTTTATTAGCGATGTCGCCTTGTCGCTGAACTATTCCGATTCCTGCGCCAATTGCGTGAGCGGCATCAAGGTCGGTATAGCCGTTGGCAACTAAGTAATCCTGTCGGTGACTTGCATCGGCGTAGTTGATATTGCCGTTGGCATCTTCATACAGATAGCCCAAAGCTGAAGAAGCAATTTCATTGGCAATGTTGGAAATAACTTGGTCGCTAATTTGTCGGCTCGCCATCGTATATTCGCCAGCGTCGATAGTGCCTAATCCAATATCGCCGGCATTAGCCCAAGTCTCTGTGGCTGGTTCATACGTCGCCCAAGTCTCAGCTGGCGGTAGTTCATTCCAACTGGCTAATAACAATTCGTCCAACAAGTCAAGCATTTGCGCGCCGTCTAATCCTTCGGCTAGGTTGCCGTCAAAAGTCGCCCGTTGAAGCCTAATTAAAGCTCCGGTCGCTGTGATGTTGATAGTTGTTACTGCGGCCTCTGATCCTGCGCTTGTGACAATTTGACGGATATCAGAAATGCGACCGCCAAAGAGCGGCACATAATCGGCATTAGAGTCTTGGACTTCGATAAGGATTGAAGTATTAACCGCGAAGTTATAAACGCTGTTATTGGTGTTAATTAACTGCAAAGAGCAATACCCAGCAGGGGTAGGCGAGTTAATATCTGTTCGGCCAGATGTAATAGTTAAATTGGCAAGAGTTACGCCGGTTACTGTGTCGCCGTTAGCTCTCACTCTCCATACGGGCGTCCAAGCGGTCATAGAATCTGAGCGTTAGTCCGTAGGTCGCCCGCACCGGTAGTGCCGCGATTGGTTGAATTATTGAGGGCTAAGACGACAGCTCGAGTAAATCCTTCTTCGTCGATAATGCTTGGGGAATTAACGTTGATTGTCAATCCAGCGTTTTCAGTTTTGCGAAATGAGCCGGGATCAAAAACTCCGTTAATTGCTCCACCAGTTCTGGCGTTATTAAAAGCGTCAAAAGCGGCATTCGTTCCCGCTATGACTCCCGCAA